TCCGCTGCGCGGGATAAAGATAGCACGTCTCTGAGCATCACCCTGTGCCGTCGGGGCAGCAGTTGAGCCCTGCCTTGGTAGAATTACGTGTAACGTGCGCGCTCCTGGAACGTGAGCTAATGCGGCGTGAGGAACATACTCACAGCTCTGGTTGTTCGTTCGAGACGCATCCGTGACAGCGGCCTCGAGTACTGGTATCCCAAAAGGGTATTCGGTCCACATGATTACAAATAGTGCCAACATCATAGGGGCCTCATTTTGGTTAGCCATGCACACCGGAAAGTATACTGCTGACTCCTTATCACTATCCGGCACTGACTGCATCGACAAGTGGAAATACAATAACCCAGTTCCGCCCCCTATCGGATATTGTGATGCGGCAACTCCGCCGCAGTCTTCGCCTACGCGGGTGCATGAATTCCACGTTAACGTGAAACTCGCCCCCGTTGAAACCAATGGTGCATAATTAAATACCGTCGTGAGCTGGCTCGGACAATACCGCGCCGCTTTGTTATAATTTACCGCCTCATGCAACAACAACAATTTTAATACACACTGGTCTGGTACCATCTCATAAATAGGTGTTAGCTGTATTAATGGCATAATGTCATTGACACCCCAGCCAGAAAAAGTCACATTATCAATTCGTGCCATCATCTGGTTCTGCTCCACCATCTTGGCAAACAGTGAAATTCCGTAAGCTGTTTTCGACTGAACTCCATACCTTGACCCAAGTGCCGCTACGCCAGTATAATATAATGAACTCGGTGTCGGTATCTGATTCTCTCCGTCTTCATTTGGGGCAAAGCGTGGGGCCATGGCTGTCAAGGGAATAGCCATCGATCTATTAGGTATAATATTATTAACGTCGGTAACAATCGTGCCAGTAATATAGCATGAGGATCGGTAATCAAGTAAATTATAATTTATATTGTTGGGAATCATCTGAAGTCGCATCAATAGCGCACTTCCTTCTAGTGTCACACCCGCCGGCTTGGCTATTAGTTGCAAAAAACTCTCCGCTTCGTCGATCTCCTTCATACTCTGAGTGTTACCAGTCAGTGCATGAATCAACTTATTGTGTGCTTTCTGTTCGCACGCTCTGACTTTCGTCAGGTCACTAAACTCCATGCCGCATAAATCTCGATATAAAAAGGCGTCAAAGTCATAATCATTAAAAAGCTCATTGGCTGGCCGCCACTTCAACACCATATCATAAATATAATAAAAACAGCCCATCAAGAACATATAGACAGCGGCTTCGTATACCGTTTCAATGCCGGTTACCCTCTCGCCGTCAAACTTCACACTATGGTTCTTGAAATATACTTGTTTTTTAAAATACTTAGTAGCCGGCGAGTGCATATACCATACATAGTCGTCCAATGTCATGCCTTTTCGTTTAGTAGCTACCCTATCGACTGTCGCCTGGTAATTAAGCTGCCGTTGACGCGCACTAGCCACTTCGATCTTGTTCGCCGCTTTTGACTCTATCTTCTTTTCTTTGGCTTGGATCGCCTCATTCAGCATCTTCTCTTCACTACGACTGAACACTCCTCTTTCTTGGGTTTTCTTCTCCCGCACATCTAAATCTTTCGGCGACATTGGCATTCCAGCCGGAGGTATGTAATTATTGTCATTGTCATCAGGTATTTCCTCTTCATCGTCTAAAGACGAATTGATTATATCGATAATCCACTCATTTGACTCGACTGTTTCTAATCTGTGAAACATAGGCACAATAACGCACATCCCCGCTGTATATAGCCACGTCGACTTTTCGCCCGCACGCGCCGCTAGCATAATCTCTTTAAAAGAGTCCCGTGTAAGAGTTTTCCTGACCGCCATCGTAATAACTTCCGATGCTGCCGCCTGCTGTAATTCGGTTGGCCGATCAGGAACCGCTGACAATAGTTCGTCAAAGGCTTTATACTCTGCGGCCAACGATGAAACTAATGTATCCCCATTCACAGTATTGCCATTTAACGTATGCATCGCCTTATTATGCTGATTCTGCATAAATTCACTATATCCTCCAACCTCCGTCACTATCGGGATTTGGCCATAGTTGGCCACCATTAAGTCGTCAAAGGCCCGCCGTGCATCCTTCTTGTTTGGACCTTGCGCCGACAGTCGCACATCTCCTGACCATGTGCTGGCTATCCACACTGGAGCATGTTCTGTCCCGAGCTTCTCATAGTACACCATGCAACGGAGGAGCTGCTTCACTTGGTCGTGATGTATAAACTTTGGGGGCATTGGAACTGGCAGCGGCTTCTGCACAATAGGGGGACGCCGCGTTGGCACAACCGGGTCCGTATTAATCTCGGTAGTCCATACTGGGGTTGTATTAACTATGCGCACATCCGTCACTGTCGAGTCACCCACCGCTCTAAATGCATGCATATCATATAATGGCGCTGGCGCAGCGGAGAAATCAATAACCTCGATTTGCGCCACATAAGTGGCGAATACTTCTGGAATACTGGCAAATAAAGATATGTTCATTGACGACACCGCAATGACGTCGCTGAAACTGTAGGCCGCATACGCGGTTCCATTAATGAAAAAAAGCACTGTTGACCCAGCCATACTAAAAGCGTTATAAAACGTAATATTTACCTTCAAATCCATCGGCCCCAGTCGATCGTTAACGACCAGTACAGACATTTCTGTGTCAATTACTACCCCGTAAAGTGTAAAAGCGACTTCATTATATATTAGATCTGTCTCTATTGGGGTAGCCAACGGTAGGAGCATAGCTTTGCCCGCCTCACTCTCCATCATCTTATCAAGGATGGCCGGCCACCGCAAACAATGGGCGGCTGCACCATCCACTAAACATAAATTATTCCCCCGAACCCCCCTGACAGGGAGTCGAGTTATAATACCTCGCGAGTCTATCTTTTCACCTTCGCTCCCCCGACTCTGTGGGAGTTTTGGCATTGACGAAATTACACGCGCGACGATCGAACCCTGTGTCGTTCTCAACTCCACTGGACGTTGACACGGTTCTACGTTGCTCTGTGCTCTCTCGTACTTTCTTGCTACTATATTGGCAGCCCTTAGTGCCATGTTGTTTTCAGCAGAATCTTTTTCCATTCAGCTGTACTTGATTAATTGTTAGGAGTCTTTCCCCCCTGCCATCCGTTCTTTCACGAATGTCAGCTCTCTGAGCATTACACTTCGTACTTGACTAACTTCCTCAGTTTTTCCTTCTGTCTTTGGCTGGTCAGCTAAGCTGTGCATATTTTAACATGGTGATCGTGTGCTCTCAGTAAGCAGCCACGCCCACGGCGTCTTTGCTTACCCCGGCTCCGGGATCCATCCTCATGATTATACACTACCCCTTACTGATAGTAGTTGAGACTTCCGTTAGTCCTGTTTTAGTTCTACCTCCGTGGCTCCCTCGCCTTAGTTCGGCGAGGGAGGCGCTACACGTTCCACGTCACCAGCTGCGTCTTCGCTGGGTCTTCGCTCTTCTGGAAAAAGCACGATCTTTCACGTACGTAGCCACCTGGTCCGTCCCGTCCACTCGATTGCCTTGCTCGTTCATCGAACAAATAAGGCAACCGAGTTCCTTGAACTCGCCATCTGGAAACACGATAAGGGAGAG